TAAAAATTTTCTAAAAAATAAAATTTTCTTTATTCAATTTTCTTATTTTTAAAAATACCCCTGCAAAACTATTGTAAATAAAAGGCTTGCTGGCATTTTAATATAAAATTAGAACCTTAACACCTGAGCAAAGTAATATTAAAGGCACGGATAAAAACTAAAATTGTAGGTTTTTAGAAAAGAAACAAAAAAGAGGGGGACTGGAGGTTTTTTTTTATTTTGTAAAAAAGGAGGTTTTTTTATTTTGTAAAAAAGGAGTGTGTTTGTGTTCATCCCCCGTTCTATTTATATAATAACATATTTTTAGTAATTATGTATAATATAATTGTAAATTTTTGTTAATTTTATTAGAAGCTTTTTGTATGTATATATTATCATATAAATATGATAATATTTTGTAAAAAAGGGGGAACAATGAAAAACCTACCAAACAAACTAAATGAAATTGCTTTCTGGTCCAAAAACACTCAAAAATCTATTCATTATACAAAAAACGACGCGGGGCTCTGGACAGATAAAAGCGGGCAATCTTTTTCTTTAGACGCTTTGTATAGTTTATATAATGACAATGATTACTATTTACAGTTAAACCCAGTTGTAAATAATAAAACACATTTTATTGTGTTGGATATTGATACTAAAAAAATTGAAAGCGACCCTCAAAGAGAAGCTATTAATAAAGGTGTTGGAGCAATATTAAGAGAAAACAGAATTAGTTTTTTAAATTGCTATTCTAGAAGTGGAAAAGGGTATCATTATTGGATACCTCTTAGCAACCCATTAGATATTGAAATAACCACTAGATTATTTCAAGGTATAGCGGACTACGTAAATTCAAAATTTGATATTTCTAATCTTATAGAAGTATTTCCTAAAGGTTTGAATTCAAAAATAGTTGCACCTGTTTACGAGGGTGCAAAAATAATCGCGGGGGAGTTTGAACTTGAGTATGGCGGAAAAGATAACTATAATAGAATATCAAATATAATAGAATTTATACAAACAAATAACATTCCGACATCCATAATAGGTTATTTTTTATTATACAAAACCCCCGTATCTAATGGTTATAGAAATAGTTTAATTAATGGTTTAGTCGGTGTAGTAAAAAATAGCTTATCTTTACCCGACAAAGATATTGAAAAAACATGTATAAATTTGTGGAATTTAATAAAGAATGACAGTGATGAGGACAGAGTTGCACAAATAAAAAATACTGTTAGAAATAAGAGACCCGCAGGTGCTAAAATTTTTACCGAAGGTGTTGTAGGTTTTGACTTGGATAAAGATTTGAAAGCGGTATTTAAAAAAGATATTACAGAAACCATGTCTTTAGAAGAGAATATACTAGCAATTACAAAGGATATTTACAAAAATAATAAATTCTATTATTTTGAAGACGATAAGAAAGTGTTTATTAAAGAGGGGGATAATGTAAGAGAATTTACTAAAGAAGAGTTCTTTTCTTTATTAGAAGCCCCTTTATTAGATAAGGATATTTCAGTATCAGTTACTAAAAAGAATAATATGTTTAGTTCTTTCTTAACATTAGTAATGACAGGTCAAAAAAAGGCGGGACTATACTTATCTAGTCTTGATAACTATATTTATGAAAGGTTAATAGATGAGAAATACATATATTTAGAAAATGGTGTATTTAATATAAATGAGAATAAACTTTATGGTTACGATGATTTGAATATTTTACCCTTAAAAGAACTAAAATTAAACAGAAAAATAGTAAATAATAGAGACGACCTTCTTAAAATAGAAGAGTATTTAAAGAGTTTAGTAGACCCCGCCGATTATAATACTTTCGTAAGAATTTTAGCATCAACTTTATATAGAGACAATGAAAAAACAGAGTTCGCATCTATATTCACTGGTAAAGGTGCGAATGGTAAAAGCGGTCTCTTAAATGTTTTAAAAGATATGCTTGGCTTCCAATTCTGTAGTAATATACCACTAAAAAGATTAGTAGCGGGCGGTTTCATATATTCAGAATTGTATAATAAAATGTTAAATGTAGGAGAGGAGATAGGGGCGTCTAATGAATTAACCTCTAATGACTTGTCTATATTAAAAACATTATCATCTGGTAACCCATTGCTTGCTGATAAAAAGTTTTCAAAGGGCGTGGCTTTCTCCCCTTTTAGTAAATTAATATTCACTACCAACAATTTACCTAGAATAGATATTGACGACTACGGTTTCTACAGAAGAATAATTTTAATTAATTTTCCTTATAATGTAGATAGTATGCCAAAGCAATCAAGGCAAACATTTAGATTATTAAAGGATAAGACAACTAAAGATTATTGGTTAGATTGCTTATTCACATACTTATTAAAACATTTAAATAAAATGTTAGAAGAACTAAAAGCAACTGAAAGCATACATTTTGATTATTGTTATGAAGTTGAAGATAATGAAAAGAAATATAAAGAATTATCAATACCTGCACTAATTTATTTAAAAAGTTCAAATTCTAAATTAGAAATAACAGGTAATCCAAACGATGTTTTAACAACAAGAGAAGTAAGAGACATTATAGTAACAGGGTTAAATGAAATGAAAATTAACCACCATTATGACACTTTTAATGATGGTGGGTTATTAACTAAAGATTTGCAAAAATGTGGTGATGTGCATTCAAGTAGAAAAACAATGGGCGGGGAAGTAAAAACAGTATATACAGGTATTAGAATAAAAAACGATGATGGTCCAAAAGGTAAAGAAAAAATAGAAAAAGAAAATAAAGATGTTAAAATAATAGACGTGTTAAATGATAATAATAGCTGTGATTTCATTAAAAATGAAATAGTAAATGAAAAAACTAGCGATAATCAAATAAATAGTGAAATAAAATGTATAGAACCAGTAAAAAGAACTAGCGACGGCGGTTATGTAATAAATGGTTACATATTATATGAAAAAGACATTAGAGAATATAATGTAGTATTTATAGAAGCTGGATGCAGGGATTTTGTTCAGCCTAATTATACATATGTTATAGAATTCATAAACCCTCTTACTAATCAAAAAGACTACACTGTCCTCCCAACAGAAAAATTCTTATTAGCATGTTTAAATAACGTGTTTAAACATATTGACAATTTAAAATAAATAGTATAATATAAAAATATATTGTAAAAAAGGAGGGGTAAATGATTCTTTCTAAAGAAACTTATGCAATTGATGTGGAAACCTACTCAAAATCAGGGAATAAGGAAGATAACCTAAACCCTTTTAAAAATAAAGTAAGGTGTATATCAATATCAGACGGCGAGAATAAATTTGTATTAGATACGGACTTGTTATCAAAAGAAGTTATTAGTTCTATATTAAATAAGTTGTTTAAAAAACAATTAGTATTTCATAATGCTAAATTTGATATTTTAACATTAATGAATAACTATCAATTACCTGTTCCTAAACATGTTTGTGATACCATGTTACTAGCAAACATACTAAATAATGCTACTTTAAAAGAGGGGGCTTCTTTAAAAGAAGTATCAAAAAATCATTTAAATATAGATATGGATAAAACACTACAATCCCAAGACTGGGGGCAGTTATCTTTAAGTTTTGATTCTTATCTATATTCAGGAGTAGATGTGGTTTTTTTAATAAAACTTATGCATGTCTTAGTAGAAAAAATAAACAACTTATATAGTTTTGTTTTTAAAGAAAAACATCTTGCTAATAAACCACATTGGACAGGTTTAACACATTTTGTTCCTGTTATGGAAATGGAATTTTTAGTAAATTTAATAAAAATAGAATATGCGGGCATACCTTTAAACGAACCTTATTTGGAAAACTTGTTAAAAGAAACTAACAGTAACATAAACAAATACACAACAGAATTACAAAACAAATATGGTATAAAAAACCCAAATAGTCCTAAACAATTACTAGAATTCTTCAGTAAAGAAGGTATAAATATAGATAGCACCGCGGAGGATAAAATCAAAGATATAGACCACCCTGTTATAGACACTCTTTTACAACTAAGAAGTCAAATTAAAATGAAAGGAATGTTAGAAGGTTATTTAGATGCTGCTATAGATAACAGAATTCACCCTTCATTTAACCAATTAGTAACAACAGGTAGAATGAGCTGCAGGAAGCCAAATGTTCAACAAATCCCCCGTGAATTAAAAGATAATTTTTATAAAGGGCACATCATTAAAAAAGATTACCCCGCTATTGAATTAAGAATTTTAGCATCTTATCTAAAAAAGCATTATAATGATGATACGATGGTAAATATATTTAAAAGAGAAGATGCCGATCCTCATAAGGTTACTGCTTCTTTGATGTTTGGTAAAACCGAAGAAGAGGTTACTAAAGAAGAAAGACAAGCAGCGAAAGCTGTTAATTTCGGGTTATCGTATGGAATGGGGGCGGAGAAGTTTAAAGATTATGCAAAAGGATACGGTTTAAACTTATCCGTAGAAGAAGCACAATCCTTTAAGGACAAGTTCCTAAAAGCATACCCTTCTTTAAGAGAGTGGCATAATAGTGCAGGAAGGGCGGTTAATTATATAAAAAATGCTATTCATATTAAAACCGATGATACTATAGAATTATACAATCAAGTAACCACGCTCGCAGGTAGAATAATTGCTGCAGATAAATACAACGATATGCTAAACTACCCAATACAAGGAACGGGCGGGGATATTACAAAATACGCGGTCAATATTTTCTACAAGCTTCTTGAAGAATATGAAATAGAATATTTAGCAGATATAATAAACATAGTTCATGATGAGATTATTGTTGAGGTCTATTCTGATAATGAAAATGATATTAAATTAATAGATAGTCTCTTATCCTCTGCAATGAGCATCTCAGCAGATTTCATTTTAAAATATTTTAATACAAAAGTATAAGGAGGTTATATGCGTGTTTATTTAGATAAGTTAACACACAGGTATTATGATACTGAAGGCAATTTCTATAAAAGTGTTACTACTTTTATAAATGAATTGTTTCCAAAATTTGATGCTGATAAAATGGCAGGGTTTGTAGCTAAAAAAAGAGGTGTTTCTAAAAGTGAGGTTTTAGCAGAATGGGAAAACAAAACTAAACAAGGGACAAACATACATGCACAATTAGAATCCGAAATATTCTTTCAAGGCGGGGCGTATTTTAAAAATACTTTTTTACCTTTATTAGAAAACGTAGAGGAACTAAAAGAAAAAGAAGCTGGTTTATTAAATGAAGTAATAATATTTGATACTAAATTAAAATTAGCAGGAACAAGCGACCTTATATTAAAACATGAAAACACTGTTTACATAATAGATTTCAAGAGTAACCTAGATATGAGCACTTATTATAAAATATACCCTAATAAAACAAAAATAGAAGGAATAGAAAACTGTAAGCACCATAGATATTCTTTACAACTAACTATTTATAAACATTTATTCAAGGCGTTATATAACGAAAGTATAAATATAAGATGCTTTATTTCTCCTGTTATTGACCAGCTTGGAATAAACGATGTTTTAAATAATACAGAAGGTTTAATAGAAGCTAAAGATTTTTCAAATAAAATAGTTAATATTTTTAGTTATATATAAGGAGGTTATTATGAGAGGAGTGGAACTATTATCTAAAATAGTAGAACTTAATTATTCCATAACAGAAGATACTTACGATAAAGTTGTTAACGTGCTAACTGATGCAGCAATATTCCCTGATGCTGATGCTTCTACTTTTAATAAATTAAAACTTTATTATAAAGAAGAAATAACAGAACAAATGAAAAATAAACAATTAGTGCCATCAATGAGGTTATACCAATGGCAAGAACTTATTCTAAAAAATCATACAAAATTATTTAACTGTGCGGGATGTTATTTATATTCATTAGATGCTTTTGCTAAAATTTTTTATTTATTATTATGCGGATGCGGAGTTGGTGTTTCTTTAAGAAAGAAATTTGTTAGCAAACTACCAAATCTACCTGGTTTTAACAAACCTTATTTTGAATTTTCAACAGAAAGATATGTTATACAAGATAGTATAGAAGGCTGGGCGGATGCTATAGCTTCTCTTATGGAAAAATTTTTTAATGGAACTATGTTATACTTTGATTATTCAAAAATTAGACCAGCGGGCAGTTTAATAGCGGGGCGTTTTGTTTCTACTGGTTACAAACCATTAGAGAATGCGATTACTAAAATAAAAGAAATACTAATGACCGCCCACAATAATAATCAAAAACAATTAACAACTCTTCAATGTTATGATATTCTAATGCACCTTGCTAGTGCTGTAAAAAGCGGTGGCGTTAGAAGAAGTGCCGTTCTAATTCTTATGGACAAGGACGATAAGGAATTAATAAATGCTAAAACTGGTAACTGGTTTGAAACCAACCCACAAAGAGCTTACTCCAACAATTCTATTGGTTTATTACATTCAGAAGTTAATGAAGAAGTTATTAAGGAGTTGATTTCAAAAAATAACGGAATGGATGATGTTGGTTTATTGTTGGTAAAGGATGAGGACGAGATAACCAACCCCTGTGCTGAAATTAGGTTTAACTTTTTTAAAAAAATAAAAAACAAAAACAAATTCGTTGCTCAGTTTTGTAATCTAACAGAGTTTAAAATAGATGCGTTGTTTAGTATTACTAATAACTATTCATTAGTGCGATTAGCAACCATACTAGGAACTTTACAAAGTGGTTTTACAAACCATTCATACCTTGGACCAGAAACTATAAAACTAGCAAAAGAAGAACCTTTATTAGGCGTTTCAATGACAAATATTTTTAGAGGAATTGTTCCTGATATTTTTGATAGCGGGTATTTAATACACGATCTTGCGGAGTATGCTGTTGAAACAAATAAAAAATGGGCGGAGCTGTTAGGTATCCAAACGGCTCGTAGAATAACAACAGTTAAACCCAGCGGTAATACAAGCGCACTATTAATGTCTTCTAATGGTATCCACCCTGATTTTTCTAGAAGATATTTTAGAGTGGTTCAGATAGGTAAAATAACTGAGCTAGGTAAATACCTTGAAAAATATATGCCTGACTTCATTGAAGAAAGTGTGTATAACAAACAAAATTATGCTTTATATATTCCTATTTATAGTGGTGCTATAAATAGAAAATATTTAAGTAACACAACAGCTTTAGAACACTTGAATGTTTATAAAGAAGTTTATAAAAATTGGGTGGAACCTGGTAGCAACGGCAGTTTCCCTAATAGTATATCCATAACACTAAAATTTAAAAGCAATGAAATAGAAGAAATCGCAGAAGAAATTGCAAATAATAAAAATATATATACAGGAATAGCATTTATGCGGGATGATACTCATATACTATACCCACAATCGCCTATTACTTTAATAGATGAGTATAAAGATAGCGTGGTATTTAATGACCACTACGAAAAAATGAACAAAAAATGGAACTATCTCAATGAAAAACTAAAAGATATTAATATACCATCCAATATAAAACAACAATTAGAAATAACAGAATTTACTGCTAAAACTTGTAATGGTAATGGTTGTATGTTATAATAATATTATAATAAAAGAGGGCGGGGTTTTGTGTTCTATTTATTTATTCAAGAGGTTAAAAAATGTTTAGAAAGGGTTTAGAGGAGAAAGAAAAGTTTTTAGGTTTATTAAATGTAGGTAATGAGGGGGAAAGGCATGTAAATAATATATTACTAAATAAAGGTTATATTCCCTACTCCGCGGATAATAAAACTAAGCAACCTTTTGATAAGTTTGTATTAACACAAGACTTGAAAATGTTTTTAATAGAGGTTAAACATAAAACAAGGTTAAGAATGGGTGGGTTTGGAATTCCTGAGGAAGAGTATAAAGGTTATTTAGAGGTTAGTAAAAAACTAAACATACCTTTGTATTTAGTATTTGTTGAAAAAATAACATTAAACTCCTATTATATTCCTATAGAAACTCCACCAGAATTCAAAGTAAAAACTAAGTATAATAATATAATGTATGTTTGGAAAAACATGGGGGACTTTGAAAATGGCTTCGTTTTCACCTAAAATAAGAAAACTTTATAAGATAGGGGCTACTAAGTTTGTAACTTTACCAGCAAAACTGATTGGTGAAAATTGGTTAAAACAGTTACATTATGACCCCATGGTTTATGTAGAAACTTTGAATAATAAAGAGTTTATTGTTTTTAGAAAGCCCGCCGCTAACTCTTTTAAAGCTGGTGTAGTAAATTATGGTTTATATTGTTTTGGTTTATCTCAGTATGTTATTTCTAAAGAACTATATGTTAACACTAGAAGTACTGATACAGTAATAGTGCAGGAAGCCACAAAAGATTATGTGAGTTTTAAACTGTTTATTAAATAAATAGAGGTGTAATTTTACAAATAACCTAGTATATGGATATAAATATAATAAATTTCTATTTAAAAGGTTTAGCCACCTTAGAGGAGATTGCTACTTTATTGCAAGTTCCTTATAAGGAATTATGTGTTTTTATAAAAGAAAATAAAAATATAGAACCTCTTGAGTATCAGAAAAAATTGCATTTAGAAACAAAAATGCTTATAAGGAATAAATTAATAGAACTGGCTTTGGAGGGGGATAAGAGTGTGCTAATGTTTGTTGCAAAAACCTATTTAGATAATAAACATCCTATAATACAGAGACCCCTTGATTATTCAGAATTTATAGACTTGTTAAATTAATGTTAGAAAAATTATTAGAAAAAGCTCGCAACGATTTCTACATTTTTTGTAGATTACTAGCACCTGATTTTTACAAGAAGGACAGGGGTTATTTAAAGATATTATGCACTAAACTAAATGAATTGTATTATAAAGAGGGCGGGGGCAGGTTAAGAATTCATATGCCCCCTAGACATGGAAAAACAAGGACTATTATTCTTTTTGTTAGTTGGTTACTTGGAAAAAATAACAATAACAAAATAATCACTGCTACATATAACGAAACTCTGTCTTCAAGACTAGGAAAAGATATTAGAGATATGATTATGCAAAGGTTGGTTGGTTCTACAAGTATTACTTATCGCGATATTTTTCCTACAACTGAAATAAACCCCGCCGATAGTAGTAAAACTTTATGGTCTCTAAAAGGTAAAAATTTTAATTTTTTAGCAACTTCTCCGAATGGAACTGCTACAGGTATTGGTGCTAATTTTATTATTATTGATGACATTATCAAGAACCATGAAGAGGCGTTGAATTCTAATCATAAGGAAAAACTTTGGGAGTGGTATATTTCTACATTACAAAGTAGAATGGAAAAGAATGCTAAAGTAATAGTAGTAAATACAAGGTGGGCTCTTGATGACTTGGGCGGGCGATTAGAAGAAAGTGAGAAAGGTTTGTGGGATGAGGTTATATTCCCAGTTTTTGACGGTAAAAATATGTTATGTGAAGAAATAAAAGGTTTAGAAGAACTAAAAATGCATGAAGAAAAGGTAAAGAATAATAAAACCTCGTGGGCTATCTACCGTGCAAACTATTATCAAGAACCTTTATCAGTATCACTATCCAACGAGTTTGCAAGTCTACCTACATATGATTTTATAGATAAGAATAAAATTAGAAACTACATAGGTTATATAGATGTTGCAAACGGCGGGGACTATTTATCTTTTGTAAAATGTGGTATTATTGATAATAAACTATTTCTTTTAGATGTTTTGTATGAACAAGATAGTATTTCTAATACTATTCCTAAAATAATAGAAAAAGCGGGCGTGGATAAAATAGACATTTATGTAGAAACCAACGGTGCGATTGGTTTTCTAGATATGGTACAAAAACAAGCACCAAAAAATATTACTTTTTATGGTATTAGAAATACACAGAATAAAATACAAAGAATAAATAATGCGATGGTGGTTGCTGGTGAGTATTTAGTTTTACCTAAAGAAATATGGGTTAAACATCCAATATTTTATGACCATTTAGTAACATACAACCCAAAAGGTAAAAATAAATATGATGATGCTCCAGATAGCATTGCTGGTGTTATAAAAATATTTCAAGAAAAATATAAATACGATGCTTATAAAGGATGGGTGTTATGAAATTATTTAGAGACGGTTGGAAAAATGTTTTAACAGGAATATTATCTAAAAAGGATAAGCGGGCGGTATATTCTTTTAGTTCTAATTATCTTACTGATACTGAAAAGTGGAATATTTATATTCATGATAAGATGTTATCAAAAATTATTGATTTGATACCTAATACTGCACTAAAAAAACCAATAGAAATAAAAACTGATTACAATAACCCTCAACAAATACACGATATTTTAGATAATTTAGAATTGCATAAGAATTTAGCAACTATATGGAAATATAGTAGATTATTAGGGGGCGGGGTTATTATTCTGAATATTCAAGACGGGCGTTTAATGAGTGAGCCTGTAAATTATTCTAAAATTTCTAGTATTTCAGTAGCAAGAGTGGTAACAAAAGAATATTTTTATATGAAAAAAGAAGATTACGATTATTTATATTCATATAATCAAACTAAAATTCATAAAGATAGGTGTCTAATTATAGACGGCGAGGTTTGCAATGAAGAATATAGGTGGAATAATAATGGCTGGGGTGCGAATATAACAGATAGTATAATAAAAGAAATATATTATTATCATTTATGCCATGAAGTGCCAAGCATTCTATTAACTGATTTTTCAAAACCTATATACAAATTAAAAGATTTGAATATGAAAATGGTGCATAATGAACAGGATGTTATACAAAAAATGCAATTATTAGAATATATAAGTAGTTCCTTAAATGCCGTTGTTTTAGATAGCGAGGACGATTATCAGCGGGTAGAGGTTACTTCCAATGGACTAGACAAATTATTATACCAAATAGAAAGAAAATTGTGTGCATTAACAAATATCCCGCATACATTGTTACTAAACGAAGCCCCCGAGGGTGCATTATCAAGAACAAAATCACAGCAACAAGAAGATTTCTACGATTTTGTGGAAAATCAAAGAAATATAAATTTAACTGGTCCAATAAAACACTTGTTCAAATTAATAAAAGCAATGTTAAAAATAAATTATCTAGATTTTGAATTTGCAAATTTATTTTTACTAGATAAGAAAGAAGAGGCTGAAATAAAGAAAATAAAAGCGGAAGCAAGTAAAATAAGAATAGAAAATATTTTAAATTTACTAGAATTACAAATCATAACAGTTGAAGAAGCCCGTAATCTGATACTAAAAGAAGAGAATTTAATAGATAATGATAGTAGGGAAGTGTTAAATGAGGGTTCTTGGCAATGATATTTTATCCAATCAATATAGAACTAAAATTTTTTAAATTGTGGCGGGAGTTTTTAAAGAAATTAATAGCGGGTATAAAAAGTATATACTGGCGGGATGATATTATTTTTACACAAAAAGAAATAGAACAGTATTTTGAAAAAGAGTATTTTAACATCCAACAACAATTACCTTTTTTATTTTCAGAAATAGTTGCTTTTTCAAAAAGCACTTTTTATAAAAAACTAATGAAAGTAATTAATAAAAATAGATTTCTTAGAGAAAAATATACTATAGAAGCATTAAAAATAAAGTTAAATGATATTGATACTTCTAAATATTTAGAAGAATTTATTTACAAAAATAATATTTATAAGGAACAACTAAAAAATGAACTTTTACAGAGAACCCTTCCGATAACAAGTCGTGCTATTGAAAAGGGCGAGTCTATAAAAACAATATCAAATTCATTACAAGAAGTTTACGGGTGGGCGGAGAGCAAGGCATCCTTGCATGCTTCCACTCAAACCGCTAACATACTCGGGGTTATAAATAGACAGCGTTTTTTAGCAAACGGGTTAAAACATTACATATGGAGCACCAGCCGAGATAACAGGGTGCGACCATCCCATCGTGCCTTGGAAGGAACTAAAAGAAAATGGGGGGAGGGTTTAGAACCAGGGCAAGACTTCCGTTGTAGATGCGTAGCACTCCCCGTAGAAGAAGAGGTAATATCAATATTAAATGCATAAAAATAATATTCTATTTATTATTTCTCTATTAATAATTTTCTATTCTTATTTCATAATAATATTACTAATGCTGGGGTATTAATTTTATACTAAAAATGCCAGCAAGCCTTTTATTTACAATAGTTTTGCAGGGGTATTTTTAAAAATAAGAAAGTTGAATAAAGAAAATTTTATTTTTTAGAAAAATTTTATAATGTATTAAAAATTTTAGTGAAAAATAACCACCCAGCAAGCCTTTTATTTACAATAGTTTTGCAGGGGTGGTCTATTTTGCTTAACACTACTTAACATATGAATTATAAGTTTTTATTAAATACTTAAATTTATATTATAAAATATACTAATTATATAATATAGAGTTAGTTAGAAAATGCCAAAACCAACAAGTTATCCGCAGTGGGCGTCGTTACCTACAGCACTAAAAACAGAACCGCCCCTTTATAGAAAAGAGAATGGTTATAGCGTCGGGGATAAACCAAACGCTGAGAATTTCAATTGGATATTGAATAACCTTTACGAATGGATAAAGTTTTTTGACGAGGCGGGTTTTTTACCTTATAAAACACTTTCAGAATTGCAATCTTTAAATGGTAATGATTTTCCTAACAATTCATTCTTTTTAGTAGAGGGTTACGGCATATATAGATATGATAGTAGTTCTACATTAGGACCAGATAATTTGTATATAATATCCCCTGCGGATAATGTAGGAAGGTTTATTCTATTTGTTGCTGAACCTCTAGTTCAAAATGAAATTGGTAGTGTTATTTTAGATGAGTTGCCTTTTTATTATTATCCTAGTATAGAGGGTTATTCTATTTCTAATAGAATATTCCCTTTACCTTTTCAAATAAATAGTGGGTTAAACTGGGCGGGTAAAATAAATTCTTTTTTAAATACTGGTGGAAAATTTGTAGGATATTTCACTACAAACAATTCTACTCTTATACAGACGCCAGCTGATAGTGTATTATCCGCTTTTATAGGGGGCGGGATAACAGATAGCGGAGAAGTAAAGGAAGGACAGGGCGGGTTATATATTTACAATACAACTGATTTTAATACAAGTAATAACATAGTATATAAATTATTTGTAGAAAACGCTGGAGTTCAACAGCCTAGCATAACTAGTAACACTAATGGTTCTATAAACACTTTTAGTGGTATTTTTCCAAACGCTACAAATAATCAAGACATTGGTAGTGCTACTTTAAGATATTCTACTATCTATTTACAGAACACTCCGAATGTTGCTTGCGACATTCGTATAAAAAGGGATATTATTAGGTTAAATGATACTATGGTATTACCTTTCTTTACAAAATTAAGAGAAAAAAATAGTATTATAAAGTATAAATTTAACAATATTTCTTATGAATATCCTATATATGAAAACGGTAAAGTTATCGGATATGAACAAAAAGAAATACAAGGAAATAGATACCACCTTGGTATAGAAGCACAGAAAATAGTAGAAACAATACTTGAACTTGGTATTACAACGAGGGATTGCTCTTTAGTTAGCATAAATAATTATCAAGAGGGCGATGAGAATAAAATAAACATACCTATAGAAGAAGGCGGGGCGGGGTTATTAACTGTCGCCTACGACGAGTTCGTTCCTTTACTAGTTCAAGCGACGGGTTTCCTAATAGAAAAAGTAAATAATTTAGAAGAAAGAATTAGTATTTTAGAGGGTGGTGCATAATGAATAAACTTTTAGAAAAATTAATTTTTACTTTAGTTCCGATAATTGTAAAAGTAGTATTAGAAGAACTAGAAAAAGAAAAAGAAGAGAAAAAGGGAGAATAATATATGTTTGTAGAAAATTTTTTAAATAATATACTCGCTGGTAACATTACAAGTAGTGCATTACAAACACTACTAACTTCGGATGCTACCTATAGAGTAGCATTACAAAAAATATATAATTCGCATAAATATTCAAAATTGTTAGCATTATCCAACACAGGTATGAAAACAGTGTTTGGTAGTGAAAAAGCGGGCGAGTTGTTTAAGGATAATGAATTAATTCTTTTGCATCACATAAATTCACATAATAGTCCGTATGTTTTAGAAATTTTTAAAAATAAAAATGCTACATTATCATTAACTAAAAATTCATTATACGAACAGTTAATAAAAAATCCTGTATTAGCAAACCTTATTGAAAGTGAAATAAATGCCAATCCTACAAACTTTATTGTAAAAAGATTACAAATTACTAGTAGTGGAACATGGACGCCCCCAGCAACTCTTTCCTTCCTTGCTGTGTTATGCTTGGGTGCGGGGGGTAATGCTGGAGTAATGAGTGGTGCAAATGTTTATTCAGAAGGTGGTAGCGGTGGAGAAAGTAAATGTGTAGTTCTATATGATAATTTTCCTACAAGTCCTGTTACTGTTACGATAGGAACTCCTAATACTGGTAATACTGTGCAGGCGGGTTCTACTAGTTTTGGTAGTATATGCACCGCTGTCGGCGGTTTTAATGGTGGGGTAGACTTCACAATAAACAACCTCTCTCATAGAAAGGGTGGTGGAACAACCACGAATGGGGGTAGAAAGCAATTAAATGGAACAAACGTTGATACCGTAATAATACAAAACCGTCCTTTTTCACAACAAGGTGGTAATGGTGGGGGTTCTGTCTCTGTAGGTTCAACAGCACTACAAGTAGCAGGAGTAGGGTTACAAGGAACAGCGGGGGTTAATTATGGAGCTTCTACTAGCACAGCAACAGCGGGCTCTCCTTATGGAAATGGTGGTGGTTACAATGCTGCAGGAGGGGGCGGTAGCGGACAGGATGCTGCTGCTAATAGTGGAAGTGGTGCGGGCGCTCCTAGTTCTTTAAACACTACTAGAAATGGTGGCAGTGGAAAGGTTTGGTTATGGTGGATAGAGTAAATAATTATAAAATTTCACAAGAGGGTATAAATTTAATTAAGAAATGGGAGGGTAGCAGTCCTGTTCCTTATATATGCCCCGCTGGTTATAAAACAATTGGTATTGGACATGTGATTAGAACTAATGAAAGTTATCAGCGTCCTTTAACTTCTAAAGAAATAGAAGAACTTTTTAGAAAAGATATTCTAATCTTTGAGGGGGCGGTTAATAATTATGTAAAAGTTCCAATAAAACAAAATCAATTTGATGCTCTTGTTAGTTTTGTCTTCAATGTAGGTATAAATGCTTTTAGAAATTCTACTATGTTAAAGTTAATAAATAGTAAAAAACTAAAAGAAGCTGGCGAGCAATTTACTAGATGGGTATATGCTAATGGTAAAGTATTAGAGGGGCTTCGTAGAAGAAGGGAAGATGAGAAGCAATTATTCTTAAGGGGGTTATAATGAATATAGATGCTATAACAACAATTTTAACCACAGGTGCGAGTGTTGTATTTGGGTTATTTTTAAAATTACAAAAAGATTACAATGATAAGTTAAAAATTGCTTATGATGAGAAAGTAGAACTCCTTAGAAACGAAATAAATGAATTGAAACAAAAGCAATTGAAATATGAACAAGAAATAAAAATTCTGAATAATAAAGTATATTTACTACAAGAAGAGTACGACATTAATATTCCTGTGTTTTTTCATAAAGAAGATGGTAGTATTATTTTTCAGAATAAGAACGGGGTGGGGTTTAACCTGAAAGAAAACGATGAGCTTTTAGCATTTTTCAAAAAAATAAAAAGGTTAAAAAAAGCCACTAAAGAAATAAACATAAACGGGGAAGATTACTTGATAGCAAGTTGTTTAAAAGAATATCCTTTAAATGATATTATAGTTTCTTTTTTATTTACAAAATAATATGGTTATTATAGAAGTAAAATCAAATAAAATAGAAATTAAATTGAAAAAACATTTAATAGTTCTTGAATTTGATGAGCAAATAGAATTGTTTCATTTGCTTATAAATAAAATAAAAAAGAAAGTAGAAATTAAGGAACTAGAAGAGAATAAATTCTCTTTAGAATTAAAAGAACCTTATTTAACTTTTATATACAGATGGCTGAAGGGAATAGAAACGGGCGAGGTTTCTAAAACTGATATAAGAAAAAGTAAATTATTGCCTGTTATCATGAGTTAGGGATTGTTCTTTCAAATCTGCTAAGAAAAGTAATTCATTTTTCTCCTCTTCACTTAATACCTTCCATAAAGGAAGCTTTTCTTTTATTTTTTGAATTTGGTCCACACTATCAGCTTCATTTATTTTAGTTTGTGTGTAAATAAAATGAGGGGAAAGCTCCCTCTTTGTTGTTGATTTTACTTCTTTTGTATCGTCAAGGTCCTGAGTAAAGAATTCAGACATTCCAAAAAAATTTATAACCGCCCCGACTAGTGCTCTTTTTTGTGCAAGTTTAATAGTCGTATTATGGTTTTCAAACTCTTGTATTGTTGCTATTCCGTATGACTCGCCAAGTCGTCCGCTATTCTCTTCTATAGTTGCTTTTATAATATAAACATTATCATTATTGCTTATTAAACTATAACTAACTCCTTTAGTATTTATTAGGTGTAGAAACTTTTCAGCCCCTGCTTTTGTTAACACTAGTTTGTGAGTAGCTTCGCTCTTATAATAATCTATTTCTGCTAGTAATAAATTGTCTATTACATTTTTAATGTCTTTATAATATTTTACCACACTATCTAAAATATCATTAGTGATCATACTACCTCCAGAATAAAAATACTATATTAATATTATAATACAAAAATATAAAAAAGTCAATAGTACAATAATTATGCTGGGGCTCTAAATTGATAATTTTATATTAAAATGCCAGCAAGCCTTTTATTTACAATAGTTTTGCAGGGGTGGTCTATTTTGCTTAACACTACTTAACATATGAATTATAAGTTTTTATTAAATATAAAAATTACTTATATTTATTAATATATTTATATATTAATGTGGAGGAAACATGTCTAATTTTGTTGTAGATGTGATTATCAGCACGCTTTCAACAGCGGTTGGTGTTGCTACTTTTGATACTATAGGGGTTTTTACAAATGACACCCCTATAACTACCTTTAATGTAGGCGAAGGAAAACTTTATGAGGATTTGGCTTCGGTTTCTACTGACTGGGGGTCTTCTAGTAATACATATAAACTAATAAATGCTGTTTTTTCACAAACACCGAGAGTTGATAAGGTTTTAGTGTATAGAAGAGAACCAGCAGCACCACAAACCAAAAAAATTACAAAAACTGGTTCTTTTGTAACTGGTAATGTAATAACCTATAATGTAAATGGTATTGGTGGAACAGTAAATTTTACCACAGACGACGCGACCACTTTTAATAATTTAGCTAGTGCATTAAACAGCATTTCTACCATTATTAGTAGCGCAACTGTAAGCGGTTCTGATATTGATGTTGTTGGAGTGGCGGGGGCTACCTTAGACATTAATTTAAGCATCAGTGGCGGAGCTTCACAACCAAATTTAGATATTACTACTACTGTAGCAGGTTGGAACGCAGGAGACGATGTGCTAAAAGCCAGTGAAAATTACGATTTCTATTGGGTTGTTGAAACCTCTCACAATAAAAATACTCAATATGCTTTAGCAAAAGCGGGGCAGGGGTTAAACAAATATGTAGCAATCAGTTCCAACGAGGCGGGTATTTTAACAAATTCTACAAGTGATATTTTTAGTATGCTTGCAAACAAGAACTTTAACAGAGTTTTTGGTATATATAGTAGCACCTCTGATACTGAATTTATAGAGGGGGCTTGGTTAGGAAGGGTTATAAAAGTTGGTAATGGACAGATTACCTTTGCATTTAAAAAGCTCGCGGGGGTAACAGTTGATAAATTAACCCCTTCACAACGAACTAATATTCTAAACAAAAAAGCAAACTTTTATGTAGAAAACGGGGGCGTTCCTATTACTTATATAGGGAACAATTTTGCTAACGAACCGATAGAATTTACCTGGGATATTGATTATTTCAAAGCGAGACTAACTGAGAATGTTTATTCTCTTTTAGTATCACAAAATAAAGTTCCTTATAATGATAAGGGCATTAATTTAATTGGTGCTATTATAAGAAGTGTAGTAACACAAATGGTTCAAGAGGGTGTCTTGTTAGGTAGTGATGAGAACGGCAATCCACCTGTTATAACTATACCTACACTAGCATCTATACCAAACACAGACAAAATGCAACAAATAATGAGTGGGTTTAAAGTAGAAGCAAGATACTTGGTTGCGGGGAAAAAAGTAAAAATAAATGTAAGCGTATTAATTTAATAAGGGGTAAAAAAGATGAGTGCTAGTTCAACAGTTTATAGTTATGATGTTGATAAGATATTATTAACTTTAACAAAAAATAATGCAACTTTTACAGTTTCAGGGTTTGCACCTGACAGTAAAGTAACTATAGAAAAGGATGAGGATAACTGGGCGTTCAAGAGTTCGTGCGATGGTTCTATTCATGTGAGAAGCAAACTGCACCCCCTTGTTTATACAGTAACAATAAAGTTATTGTGGAACTCGCCTTCTAATGAAATATTAAACACTTGGACCAATCTTGACATTTCATCCAATGATGGTTTGTTTGACATTTCAATAGCAGAAGAGGGTAACAAAAAAACATTTACAGGTAAGAATGCTTTTGTAACAAAAATACCTAGTGTAAATATTGATAAAGAAGCCGCAGAAATAGAATGGGCTATAAAAGTTCCTTATGCTGATTTTACTATAAAATAAGAGGTGAGTATGAAAGAGGTTACAATAAACAATAGACTATATAAAATTACAAATTTTTATGGTTCGGACGGTTTGAAAATTAGTTTTGAGTTAGTAAAATTACTAGGGACATTACAAAGTGGCGGGGATATTGGTTTAGAAAAACTAGACGTTGATAAATTATACGAAATAGTAAAAAAATTATTTTCAGTAGTAATAACAGAAAACAACAAAAAATTAAGTGATGTTATGGATACTGAATTAATAAATAATTATTCTATAGTTATTCCTTTAGCAAAGGAGGTTATTGAATATAACGGTTTTTTATCCCTATTCTCGGGACTACAAGAAATGGTTCCCACCCTCAAGTAAAAACTCCCCCGCCTTCTTGTATTGAAGAATGGGAGTTTCTAAAATATATGTTAATTGTAAATAAAATAGTTGGGCCGTTAGAATTTGAACAATTAACTTATACAGAGATAATAAAAATAGCTAGCATGTATATATACCAAAAAGAGGTAGAGGTTGAGCTTATGGAACAATCTACAAAAGCAGGTAAAAAATAATGATATTATCATATAGTATAAATGATGTGATAATTTTATGCAATAAGATACCAGTCATTTCATTTGCAGAAGATAGGAAAATAGAAATAGAGGCGGAGGCAGAATTTTATTCATATAAACAAGACGCCGCTGGCGATTATAATTTCATAGTACAAAATAACAATAAAAATTATAATATAAAAATACCATTATTAAAAGGCAGTCCCTCAAATATATTTTTCACTGAAAGGATGATGGGTAAGACATTTTTTGATATTATTTTGCTTCAGGCTAATTTAAAACTAGAATTTGCTAGTTTTTTTTATTCAAAAGCCTGCACAATTATAAAAGCTCCTGTTGTATTATATTCAAGAGAAGTACCTACTATTGAGTGGGAGATAAAAGCTTTCAATGGTGAATTTGTAGTAGGTAAATAAGGATATGTATATATTTAACCCAGCGAATGTATCTATAATAATAGATAAAGATGAGTTAGAAGGTTTAGATAAGGAGGAATTAATTAGAATAGAAACTGAGAACGATTTTTACGAGTATAAATACGGGGCAGGTGGGCAGAACTATATTAGAAAAAAAAGACAAAATGAAATCTATAAAATAACATTATTTTTATTACCTTTTAGTAAAGGTAATAATTTATTATACAAATATTACAAAAAAGATTTGGACCAAAATAAAGGGAAATTTAGTATGGTAGTTTCTTACGAAAAAGAAACTTTTCTATTTGAAGATTGTAGTATTACTAAATATCCAACAATTACCTATAAAGGTGAAACATGGGTTAATGAATGGGTAATCACCAGTCCTAATGTGGAGTTAAATAATGATAGTTAGCGAATTACTTGCCCGACTTGGTTGGCAGGTTGATAATAGAGGACTAAATGAGTTCAGGAATAATTTAAACAATCTTGCTAATCATACTAACAATATAGTATCAAAAATAAAATCACAGTTTGCTGGTCTAGGAACAGCAATAGCCAGTGTTTTTACAGTGTCTGGTATAAAAAATATGACTAAAGAGATAGCTTCTTTAGAGGACTTGTTCTTAAGGTTAAAAGCACTAACAAAAACAACAGACGCGGATTTTCAAAAGTTGAAAAATTCTGTATTAGAAAGTGCAAAAGTTACTTCTTTTACAACAGAAGAGGTTATTAGGGGTGCTATTTCACTTGCAACTGGTGGACTAAATGCGGAGCAAATAAAGAATGCAATTTTACCACTAACACAATTTTCAGAAGCAACAGGAAAAGTAATGCCGATGGGCGACTATGCGGAGCTTGTCGCTAATGTAATGAACGCATGGGAAATGAAAAATGAAGAATTTTTCAAAGCCACAGACATTATGACAGCAGCGGTTAATAATGCTACATTAGACATAAAAGATTTTGCATACTCAATGCGTTATATAGCTGGTATAAGTGCTGATATGGGGAAAGTGTCTTTAGAAGAGACAGCGGCGTTAATTTCTACCGTATCCACCATATCAAAAGGAACAATGAGCGGAACAGCATTAGCACAGCTTGTTGGTCGTTTAGCTGCACCAAGCAAGGGAATGCTTGAACAATTTCAAAAAGTTGGTATAAACCCTTTTACAAAAGAAGGGTTTCTTAGACCTCTAAAAGAGTTGATTCCTGAAATATCAAAACAAATGCAAAAAAGTAAGAGCAGGCGAGAGATAGCTGATTTCTTTAGAAAAGAGTTTGGACAACCTGCTTTGGCTGAAGTGTTATACTTGTTTTCAAGACCACAAAAATTTCTTAATATGGTTAAGATTATAGAAAACTCACAAGGAACAACAAGTACCACTGCATCTGCTTCTATTTCACCACTAACTAAAATGTTTAGTGCAATAGAAGTATCCACAACACAACTCAAATCAGCTATTATAGAACGATTAGAACCTGTTATTCTTAGATTAGGCGATGTTATTGTTGATCTCAGTAATAGTTTAACAACTTTAATAAAGAACTCTTCTACACCAACATTATTAGGAGGGTTTGGAACTACTATAGCAACAATGCTAGGTTTAATATTAGGTGTGAACATTCCTAATAGTGTTGAAAACGCATTTTTTAAAATGTCTGAATTGTTTTTTAATAATTTTCTACCAAAAACCAGAAACATGTTTAGAAGCTTATTTAATTCTGGTTATCAAAGTTTAAACCCGTTTTCAAAATTAATAAATTTCTTTGATGAGGATTTTATTGATTTTTTAACACTTTCTAATGCTCCGCCCGCTGTAACTAAATTAGACAAAATAAAACAAGCTCTTAATAGGTTAAACCCTTTCTTTTTATTAGGAAGAGAAAGAGCATACGCTTTTATAAATGCTTTATTAGAACTAGAAGTGCAAAGTGGGCGGGTAGTTGATAGTTTAGCAAATTTTAATATATTACCAAATATAGGTGAAAAACTTGGCAATATAGTAAATACTATAAAAAAATTCATACCAACACTAGGAGCTTTAACAGCAATAGTTTTATCCTTCTTTTTAGTATTCGAGGATTGGTTTGTATTTTTACAAGGTGGTGATTCTTTTGTTGGTGTCGCCCTAGGTTTTGAAGAATTTAGAGATACTATATTGCTCCTTATAGGTAGTCTGGAGCAGGGTCTTGAAGACCTGAAATCTTTATGGGTAGGTATTCTTGCTGAGTTAGGAATATATACAAACGGGGAATGGAAAGATATTTTATTGAAAACATTTACAGCTATTTATATTGGTGTACTATTCCTAGCAAATGCTTTTATACCTATTGCTAAGATTATTCTTAGTCTTCTTTATTCTTTTATTAAAACCGTAAAATTCTTTTGGCCATATATAAAAAGTTTTATTGAGTGGATAGCTGAGAAGCTAGGAAAGTTATCAGTATCAATACCAAAAACCATTGAAAACATTGTAAATGATATTATCTGGTTAAGGAATGAAGTAATATTGTTTTGGAATAAACTAAAAGGATTCGCATCTTTTATTGGTGGTGGTTTAGCTGGTTCATGGCAATGGTTAAAGGACATATTATCAGGAAAAGAAAAAATAGGATTAGATACGAAGCAATTAGCAATGGCTGGAATTAGTGCAGGTGCTACCAAGAATATAGTGCAAACAAATAATATTACAGTAAATACTTCAAGCACCCAGCCAAACGATATTGCCAAATCTATAAAAAATAATATTCCGAGGGAGTTTATTTTCTAATGGCTAAACGAACTTATATAGAATTAATAAAAGATAATGGTAAAGGGTCCAAGTTTGCTTTAACTAAAAATAATGAAGTAATAGTTAAAAATTTTTCCATTAATTCAAGCACTAAAGTTCCTGAACACTCAACAGTAACAGGGTTTATAAATGATAGTTATATAAAACAACCAAAAGAAATATCAATAGATATTGAAATTACAAACGAGGACCTGATATTTTCTCCTTTTAGTAAACAAAAAGCAAAAGATACAGCCAAGAATAAATACTTAGATTTTTTTGAAGGTTTATTATTTGAACCTGATCCTGTTGCTTTATATCTAGGCGGGGTTACTTATGATAATTTACATTTAGAGAGTTATTCATTTTCAGAAGATGCTGATTTGAATTTAGAGTTTTCCTTAGTTTTTAAAGAAGTTTTTTTTGCATCTACAAAGAAAACAAAAAGTAAAAAAGTTCCAAACAATAATACAAAAAAACAACAGGCGGGTGGTTCAGCAAATAATAAAACACAAAGTAGTGGTAATAATAACGGGGGAAATACAGGCAAAACAACAGGTTCAAAAGAGTGTGGTAAAGGAGAACAGAAAAGCAAAAAGGAAACTAAAAAAAGTATATTAAAATCTTTAACTGATTTTCTAGGTTTAACAAAATGATAGAAGTAAAACTATTAACTGATTATGACTTGAATAAAAATTATTTGTCCATAGAGGATAAGGAATTATATTTAAAAGTAATATCATTAACCAGGGGCGGATTTTTATTGGAGGTCTACGATATTGATAACTTATTAATTTTTTCTACTAGAATAACAGAAGGAATAAATAAATTAGAGGATTTTAATCTATTAGGGTTAAATAACTATATTATATTAGTAGAAAAAAACGGAACTGCTTTAACTTTATACTTTGCTACCAAACAGGAGCTTTTAGAATGATTTTAAAAGATCGGGTGCTAAAGGTATATATAAAAGATGTGTATTTAGAGGATTTCTATTATTCTTTTTCAGTATCAAAAGAAAATAATAATTCTAATCCTAGTAATGCTAATGTAATCATATTAGGATATGAAGACAAAATTAGTATTGGTGATGATGTTACTATCAAGGCGGGGTATTTAGAAGGTGAAGTTAGTACTATTTATCAAGGTAAAGTTGTAAAGAAATCTACAAAAGTAGCAAATAATGAAAGAACTGTAGCTTTAGAATTATCAGAAACATTAGAATTTACTCGTATAATAATAGAGCCTTTTAAAACAACAAAAGGGACACCCCTTAAGAGTATTGTAGAACAAATTATACAAAAAAGTGGATTAAAGCCAGGTAAGATATCTGTTCCAAACATAAATATAAATAAGAATTATACTATCTTTAAATATCCTTTAAAAACACTGAAAGAATTAGCATTTTCATATGATTTTTACTTTAATATTGAAAAAGGAAAGGTAAATTGTTTTAAAAATCTAGGTGATGCTGTTGTGCTAAACCACAACAGTGGTTTATTAGCATATGAATTAATACAAGATATTACAAAGGTTCAAAAGCAACAAGAAGAACAAATTCGTAATCCTAAAAAGAAAATAACAAAAAATAGAGAATCAAAAGAAATAAAACCATCCCCGAACACTAATTATTTCAATGCTTCTTGTTTGTATATTCCAGATATTTCGTTAGCAAAACAAGTAAAATTAGAGCCTGAAAATCTTTTTGGTATTATAGAAAAACTAAGTATAGATTTGAGTAATTATGATGATACTTGGACCATGAATATAGAGGCGAGGGTAATATGAATTTTGATGATGTTTTAGATTATACTTTATCAAGTATATACTTATCATTACCAGGAAAAATCTTAAAAATAGATGATAAAAACTTTTGTGAAATACAACTTTTGTATGGAATACCTTTTGTAGAAAAGACGGGTAATATAGATTTTCAATTAGCACCTGTTATTGAAAATGTTCCTTTATTGTATATAGGTAACAAGGAATATTTTATTAACATTCCTTCTAAAAAGGGCGACCTCGTAACAGTGTTTTTTACAAACAAAGATTTGTATGAGTATTATCAGAGCGACGGGGAGGACGCTTATGCTCCAAACCTTATCAATGCAAATGATCTTAACAACTGTTTTGCATTACCTATAACTTTAAATAAAGGAGCGTCCCCTACATTTATTAATGATACTTTTAGTATTGAAAAAAGGAATGGTAATGTAAAATTATATGTAGGAAAAGATGATGAGGTCCAAGTAAAAGCGGATAAGGTGCGATTAGGAGAATTGAATGCAAGCGAGCCCCTTGCATTAGCAAACCTTGTAAAACAAATGTTAGATGGCATTACAACAGCATTTAATTCACATACACATATTGCTACTTCTTTAGGTAGTCCAACAACACCGCCTGCGACACCTATAACACAAAGTAATCAAGTAAAAAGTAATAAAGTATATGGAGTATAAAATATGCATTGGAAACTAGATAACACACACGATTTGATTGTTCCTTTAAGGGCGGTAGAAAAAGAAGAGGAACTAGCTCAAAGAATAAAGGTGGCACTGCTAACATATTATAATGAGTGGTTTGATAATAGAAATCTTGGTGTTGATTACATAAATACAATTTTTCGTAGATACCCTGATTTGAACGGTTTAGCAAATGAAATTCGTAGAGTATTAAGTGGTTTTGAAGAAATTAGGAGGATAATAAATATAAATATAGAAAAAGTTGGCATTACTTATAATATAAATATACTAATAGAAAGTATATATAATGAAAATCAATATATAAACATATTATTTGGAGAAGTATAATGACGGGTTTAACAAATAGCGGTTTTATAATAAAAACCTCCGACCAGATATTTTCTGAAATGCTTACAGAAGCTCGTAGTTACTGGGGTGATACTTTTGCACAAAATCAAAGTTCTATAGAATATATAGAATATGCTAATCGTGCAAATGCCTTGGGGTTATTGTGGGAACAGCTTGCGTTGGTGTATAATTCTTTATTTCCTGATACTGCAGAGGGGATCTCTTTAGACAGGGCTTGTTCTCTTGTTGGTATAAGTAGAATAAAAGGTAAAAAAAGTATCGTTAGGAATGTAGATTTGGTAAATAGTAATTCTAGTCCAATTACATTACCAGCGGGCACGAAAGCACTACAAAGTTCTACAAATATTATATGGGAACTAATAAACAATGTAGTTATCCCCGCTAACGGCACCGCCCAGGGAGATTTTATTTGTAGTATAGAGGGGGAATATTACTGTCCAATTGGTAGTTTAAATACTACTATTGATATTATTCCAGGATGGGCGTCTATTTCAAATACTCAAGATGTGTTAATAAACGACCTCGGCAGGTTTAAAGAAACCGATGCGGAGTTGAGGTTACGAAGAGAACGTTTTATTAACAAGCCTGGAACTGCTAGCGGACTAGCAATTTGTAATAAAATACTAGAAGAAGTTCCTAATACAATATATGCTAATTATAGAGAAAATAGAACTGATACCACTGATAGTAACGGGTTACCTTCGCATAGTATAGAAATATTTGTATTAGGTGGAGTTCCACTAGACATAGCAAAAACTATCTTTAAATACTCCCCCGCAGGAATTCAAACACACGGAAGCTCGTCTAATATAGTAACAGACGAGTTTGGTAATTCTTTTGTAATTAAACACTCTTCTTTAATACAAAAAAATATTTATTTCAGAATAGAAATAGATACTAATACTTTATGGATGCCCTCTTATGAAATAGAATTAAAGAATATAATAATAGATTATGTAAATAATAAACATCCTTTTAATTCTACTTTGTATAATTGGAAGTATTATACTTTATTAGACACTCTTATTGGTGTGGATAATATACAAATATTTCAAGGTTTTAGTAGCAACCCGACTGTTCCAAACACAAATTTAACAACTTCTGTTTATGAAAAACCTTATACTACACCTAGTTTTTTTACAATTGTATATGTGTAGGTAGAATATGAATTACGAGCAAGAACTAAAAAATAAACAACTTTCTCAATTTAAAGAAGCCCCCTCTTTTAACAAGTGGTTAGAAATATATGCAAAACAACTTCAAGACATTGAAGATGCGGGGCAGTCTATAATAGACCATTTACATTTAGCAGATGTCGGCGGAGTAGTTCTAGATAGGTTTGGTTATATATTAGGAACACCAAAAAGAACAGTTGGCATGAATGATAATACATACAGGGGGTTAAATTATGGGCAAATTTTATTGAATATTTATCAGGGTACTAGACAGGAACTATTACAATTCTTTAAACTTTTAGGTGCTACTAGTGTAATCTATAAAGAATATTATCCAGCAAAAGTAGAAATACAATACAATAACATTAGCCCAGCGGTATTATCCCCTACAACAATAAAAAATATGTTAATAAAAGCAACTCATCCTATAGGATGGGAAATTTCTTATTTTACAGACGCCCCTTTTGTATTTGAGGGCGATAGTACAGGCTTTGGTTTTGATGTTGGAGAATTAGGAACAAACTATTAAATAAATTGTTACGAACTGTTAAGCAAAATAGACCACCCCTGCAAAACTATTGTGAATAGGCGTCTTGCAGGGTGCCTGTTTTTCACTAAAATTTTTAATACATTATAAAAATTTTCTAAAAAATAAAATTTTCTTTATTCAATTTTCTTATTTTTAAAAATACCCCTGCAAAACTATTGTAAATAAAAGGCTTGCTGGCATTTTTAGTATAAAATTAATACCCCAGCATAATTATTGTTAAATATATTATTAGTAATTATTAATTAATATAGAATTATGAAATACTTTACTGATAAAATAGATATTGAAATTCCTGAGAGTTGGGTTATCCTTGATAATGGCTCAATAGAAATACCTGCTAAATTTACCAGGTATGGAGTTTTTGAATATTCTTTTGGAAATGTATTAAGACCGCCCGAGGAAGTCTTTAAAAAAGAAAGTTTAGATAGTATTTTATACAAACCTTTAACTATAGACCACCCAAATGAAGCAGTAACTATTGATAACTGGGGGGAATTAACAAAAGGTATAATAAAGGATGCTTTTATAGATGGCGACCTTATTCGTGGCACTCTTTTAGTGTGGGATAAAAATACCATAGAAATTCTAAAAACAAAAAAGCAATTATCAATGGGATATTTTGCTGATTATGTAGAAGAACCAGGTGTGTTTAATAATATTAAATATGATTACAAACAAAAAAATATAAAATATAATCATGTATCAGTAGTGGAACAAGCTCGTGCTGGTGCTGATATTACTGTAGATAGTTTAGAAAAAAAGGAGGATAAAGTGTCTGAAAATAAAGAAAAAGAATTTACTATAGACAAATACGAAGCAAAAATTCAAGTTCTTGAAAAGAGAATAGAAGAACTAACAACTGACAAAAAAGAATTAGAAGCAGCACTTGAAAAATATCAAGTTTCTGAATTAAAACAAAAAATAGAAAAATTAGGTATGAGTTTTTCTTTAGATGGTAAAGATGCTCAGTCTATAAAAAGAGAAGTTGTTAATAAATTTTTATCCTTAGACAGTAATAAAATATATTCTAAAGAATTTATAGACGGGGCGTTTGATAGTATAATAGAACTTCAAAACAAAAAAATAGTAAACTCTTTAGACAAAGCAACCTCTAATCAAGAAGTAGAGGTTATAGATATTAAAATATAAGGAGAATTAGATGAGCGTTCAAAATCAGTATAATTTAACCATGCAAGGTGCAACTGCTGGGGTAGTAGAAAAGCACCTTTATTCAAAATCTTTTCCTGCGAATGATAATTTAGAGTTTGGTAGATTTGTAAGAATTAGAAATAATGGAACTATTGCTCCCGCAGGGGCGGATGTTATTAGAACTACTTCTAATATTACTAGTGGAACTATTACTTTAACAATAGTGAAAAAGAATTTAGAAACTGGTAGTTCTTCTACAAATAACCTTACTGTTCCTTTTGCAACTGATAATAATACTACTTATGCAAACCTTTCTACCGCTATTAGTGGTTTAGGAGATGTCAATGCAACAGTAATCAGTGAAAGTGGTAATAGTAGGGGTATTTCTTTAGAACCTGTGGGCGATTTTGAATTTTATATTACAGCACTAAGCATGCCAGTAAATTATACTATTGATTACAATAGATTGGGCGGGGTTTTAGTGTATAAAAACAACGAAGCGGGCGTTCTAAAAAGAACTGAAAGCGGAGAAGTGTTATTACAAGGGGTTATAGCAGTATCAAGTGTAGATAGTGATATTAACTATAATGATAATCTATACATAATAGGTATTGGTGCAATAGACGATTTGGGTAAAATAACAAAAATAAAAAATCCTGAAAATTATTTATTAGGTAAAAATTTAATAGATAATAACAACGGAATAGCAATTATTAAGGTAAATGTATAATGAGTGTTCAAAGTTCATATAATTTAACACCCGAGGAATTAGTAAGCGGGCAAGCTCTTACAAGAGAAAGTTCGCTTACATTCATTGCTGGGCAAAGAATTCTCGCTGGTAGAATTGTTAGAATAAGCGATACTAATTTCAAAAAGGTAGTTCCTGTAGCAAACAATGTTTTTAGAGTAATATCTACTTTAACCGCTTCACAAACAATAACATTAAGAATAGCAAAACTAGAAAATGAAATAACAGACTATTATAATTTTACAATACCTTTTAACAGTTCGCATACAACAACAATGAACAACCTCAAAAATGCTATTGAAACTACTGTTCCTAATTGTTCAGTAACTTTATTGAGTTTAGGTTCTACAATTCCAAACCATGCATTAATTTCAACTACAAACGATGATGCTTTTATATGGTTGGCGGATGCTGATGTTAGTGGTGGGGGCTGGGTTTTAAATATGAGCTGGGCGACCACCTCACGTTTTATTGGTCTCGGGGTTGCTATGTATAAAAATGGCATGCCCCCTGTTAGAGAAAAAGGCGATACTGTAGAAATATTAATTGATGGTATAATAACCGTACCAACAGTGCAATCTAGTTCAGTTCCGCTAGACGCTAATACTTATTATATGGGTGGCGGGGATGATTACGAGCAACTTGGAAAGATTAGTTTTGTTCAGAATAAAGATAGTAATGTTGCAGTTTCAAATTTTAGACCAGTATCGGGTATTTTTAATTCAAAATGTTTATTTAATATGTGGTAAAATATTGGAGGGTAAATGAAAAAAAGAATAGAATTAACACAGGACGCTAAGGATTTTTATAGTGGTGCTATAAACTTCATAAATGACTTGCTTACTAAAGATGAGCAGGACACTTTTTTCCTTGTAAAAGAATTGAACTTGCTTAGAAATGTAGCAAAGGAAGTTAAGTATGAAAACTTGATAGCAAGAAATTTATTTCCTTTTGTAAGCGGGCTTGGTGCGGGTTTGGAAACAATATCATATGAAATATACGATATGCAAGGAAAGGCAGGTTACATAGAGGGTGCAAGTGATATTCCAAAAGTTAATGCTACTAGAAAAGAAAATAAAGAAAATGTTAGGACCATAGCTAGTTCTTATAGCATTAACATGTTTGAAATGGAAAGAGCATTAAGAACGGGCAGGAATTTAGAACAAAGAAAACTTTTAACCGCATTAAGAGTATTAGAAAATGAATTAGATAAGGTAGCATTCTACGGGGATAAGGAACACGGGTTAAATGGTTTGTTATCAAAGCCGTCTAATCTTGAAGTAGTAACAATAGTAGCAGACGGTTCGGGTTCTTCTAAAAAATGGGTTACAAAAACCGCCGATAAAATAGAAAGAGACATCAACGATATGTTAAGAAAAATACCAGACGAGTTTATGAATATGCCATTAACCTTGTTATTATCGCCTACCAACTATATGCTTTTAAACACAATAAGAATAAACAATACTTCAACTTCTTTAAGAGAGTATATACTTCAAAATACTGATATTTCTAGAATAGAAAAAACAAGTAAGTTAAAGAGTGTTCCTACAATGAGCAATAAAGAGGTCGGCGTGCTTTTTGTAAATAGTTCTGAAGTTTTAGAACTTGTTGTTCCAAGAGACAGGGAGCAAAGAGCACCATTTAGAGAAGGCAGGGAGCTTGTTACTGATGTTGTTATGGATATTAGTGGCTTGCACCTCTACCATCCGAAGAGTATCATAGTAACCGACGAAATCTAATGTTCTATGAACAAAAAAACAGAAATATTGAATTTCTTAGGTTCTCTAAATGCTAATTTCTTAACACACCCTTCTGTAAATTCATTGGTGGATATGGAAATGAATATCCACAAGGAAACTTTTTTAAAAAATTTGTATGTTCCCGCGGTTGCTTATATAGTTGCACACAAATTAACTTTATTGAATATAGCATCTAGCGGGGCGTCGGGGTTAATAACAAAAGAAAAATTAGGAGACCAGGAAATACAATATGGAAACAACAGCGGGGCTTCTAAAGATAATACATTCAATACTTTTTATTATCAAGAGTATAAAAGATTGGTATCTAGTCTAATTGGTAATTTCAATGCCTAGAAATCAAAATATTGTATTAAATACTAGAGTGTTGGACCAAATAAGAAATAATTTAAACACTTTTGATAATAAATATATAGTAGTAGGTTTGTTAGGAACGGCTGGTTCTGAAATAGTTATGCGGGGCGTATATACTGAGTTTGGAACTAGTAAAATGCCAGCATGGAGGTGGTTAAAAAGAAGTGTTGATAGGATGACCCCTACCTACAAAAATTATGCTTTTACTTTAATTAGAAATATACTAAATAACCGCCCACCTAATTACGATATAATTGGTTTGTGGGCAAAATCACAAGTTCAAACATTTTTAGCAGAAGTAAGAACGCCCAGGTTATCGTGGGCTACCATTCAAAAGAAAAAAAGCGACAAACCTCTTATAGACACGGGGCAGATGAGAATGTCTATAAGTTATGAAGTGAGGGGATAATGGTTAATACAAATTTTCTACAAGAAGATACTATTACAATTAGTAGGGTAGTCAGCGGTGGTAATTATGATAGTAACGGCATATGGATACCTGAGACTAGAAATACTTTACAAATTCAAGGATGCGTGCAACCTTTAGAAATGTTTGTAATAGACAGGGCGGGGAATAAAAGATTACAAAAGAAAGGATGTCTAGTAGTATATTCAGAACAGGAACTTCAAGTAGCAAGTGAAAATAATACCGCCGACATTGTTATATTTCAAGGAAAAGAGTATGAAGTAATAGAAAAAAGTTGGTGGGAAGGGGTTACGATGAGTTTTTGGAAGTATCAATGTGAGTTGCTAAACAATGTATGAAATTACAAAAGATTTGAATTTTTGTATAAGAGAATGGTTATCCAATTCTTTAGGTATTTCTAAAGAAAAAATAATTATTGCTAATCAGAATAAAAAACTCCCCGCCCCGCCTTTTATATGGTTACACTTGGTAACTAATATTGAAAGGCTTGGGTGGGATATTGTAGAATATACGAACGATAATAAAGAAAAAAGAGTAAATATATTCAAAGTAAATAGTAGTATAGAATTTATAGGGTTTGATATTCTTAGCAATCCTGTTATAAAAGCAATAAATGAATTAGAGTATTATTCTGATATTTTTCATAGTAAAAATATAGGGGTAATTAGGGATAGTTTAAATTTATTGAATATTCCTAATTATTTTGAAGAAACCAACGAAATTACTAAACATATTTTAGATATTTCATTTTACATAAATGGAGAAGTTGAAAAAGAATTTATTCCTACACAAAGAATTAGATACGAAATAGAAACTCAAAATACAAACGGTAATGCGGGCGATTTTCCTATTGTAAATGTAGAAATAAAAACTTTTCCAAACATAACTACAATACCTACAATAACTAATGTTATTATAAATATAACAAATATAACATCTAGCGGGGCTACCATAACATGTATATAGAATTAGATGTTGCCTTGGATAATAATTTTACTAATTATGTATATAGAAGAGTGTTATTACAAAGCGGGCAACCTTTTGTTTTATCAGAATTACAAGAGAACACCACTTATTATGTAAGGGCGAGAAGAGTAGAAAATAATCAATTTTCAGAATATACTTATGATAGTTTTACTACTAGTGCTACTCCAACGCTTAGTGGTTATGTGTTTAATATTTCTACTTCCCCTAGATTATTATTTTACCACGAAGCCCCGATTACTTATAGTAATTATAAAAGGTTTTTGGATAATAACAATAGAGAAGAAAGAGATTTTTCATACAACCCTATTAAAAAGCAGGGCGTTTTTCTAAGAAAGTTTGGTATTAGTTCAGTTTATACTTTTGAACCTTTTATATTTGATTTTAATACTATGGTGGAAAGTAGAGTAAATTCTGAATATGATTATTATCCTTTATTAGTGAGCGTGCCAGCAATTTATACCTATCCGTGGGCATGTCCTTTTATAATAGACGACGATGTTTATATGTTAAACACGCATTCTAATAGTAGTCTAGCGGGGTTTTGGAAAGTGAATTTAACCTCAAAAATATACACAAAAGTAAATAATATTACCTTTTTAAGTTCCGCACCATACGAAGCAATGGACTATGATTATGATAGTGAATATTTTTATTTTTCAGAAGGTAATAATATATATAGAATTAATAAAAATAATATGACTACCAGCCCGCAGGTTTTAATAACCGCAGGAACAGACCATATAAGGGGCGTCTGTTATTCTAAAAGTGATAATAAAATATATTATAGTCGTTTAGTTGGTGGTTATCACAAACTACACAGAGCCAATCCTGATGGCAGTAATCAAGAGCTTTTAGATAATGCTAATTGGACTGTTTTAGTATTAAGGGATAATAGTTTTTATAATGTTAGAAGAGACGCTTATACAATGGGAATATCCCCTAAAGAACTGCACGATATTAACGCCCAAATCTTTTGGAATAATCAAGAAATAAGGTATCATGATAAGGTAGGAGACTAGAATGCCATTACCTTTAACAATTCCTAATTACACACTAAGCGGGTTAAATGTAACCGACCCCATGTTATTACTTTATACAAGGCACTCTTCAGATGCTTTGAGTGGTCAGAGTTTTGCTTGTTTTTATGATAGTGACAATCTAAAATTATTTGATAATTATTTACTTAGAACTGATTTTAATAAAGGAACAGAAGTTCATTATCAGTATTTAAACTGGGGGGATAATTATTTATTATTCAAAAGAAATTATTCTAGTAATACAAAGCATCAACTTTATGTTTATAATGTTACTGATAAAAGTGTTACACAACTAATAGACGATTTTTCTACAAGTTATGATAGCCCCGCGATAGTAGAAACGGGCGGGCAGGTATATATTTTCTATACTAAAGAAGATAGTAAAATTTATAAAAAACAGTGTATATTGGATAGTAGTAATAAAATAATTGGAACATACGGGGCGGAGACTATAATTTATAATGCTGGTAGTGCATATATTGGACCATTAATTTATGATAAAATAAATAATAGAATATTATTTACTCCGCAGGTAGCAAACACTGGGAGCATACAGTCAATAAATATAACTAATGACACTGTAACTAGTGTTATTAATTCAAACGCCTTGTTTGGTTATCCAAGCCCCGATGGCACGAAGATATGTTTTTTAAGAAATAATAATGGTTATTTGAATATTCATATAGCAGACGCGGACGGGGCAAACATTGTAGCAAAAACATTCTTTTTAGAACATTTAAATAGGTTCCTAATAGGTAGTCCTTATTCTAATTTTCCACCAATATGGTTAAATGAAAATAGTATAATATTTACACTTCATTATGGAGTAGCTATTGATGGCGTAAGTAGTATCAATATATGTAGGTTAAATTTACAAACAAATAGTGTTGAAATTTGTAATGATTTTAATAGTCGTTTTGGTTCGGATAGGGTAGTAATGTTTTTTAATGCAATAAAAGGAAATATTATGCTATAATATTATTATAAAATATTAGAGAATAATATGTTATATTTACATTTAAATAATATTATCGTCGGGGATATGGATGAGTTTAGTTATTTGAATAGAATAGCTAATGAATTGAACCGTGATATTTTTAATAAGAAACTATTAATAGAAAACAAGGACCAGCTAGATTATTTTTTAACAATACTAACAAATTATTTAGCTGCGATAATAGAAAGAGACTTGGCTTTAGGTATTCTTTATAAAGAAACATTAGATGGGCGTCCTTTATGTTTTAAACTAGTAGATAATAAGCAGGATTTGGAGAGAGGTTATATACAATTATATGCAAACTGAAATTAAAAGTATAAATAAAAAAATAAGAGAAATGCGAAAAGAATTAATAAAAAAATATGTAGTATATGAAATGTTGGATAAGTTATTGTTAATTAGTTTATTAATAATAAACGCATTAGTATGGTATATTATTCTTCGTCTGTAAAATAAAACTCGCCTTGTAAATTTAAGTAAAAAGCAAATAATTGTAAATAGTTAATAAGGTCGGTAATAGTATCAGTTAAATTGTTATTAGATTGTAACCCATTATTTAACCTTTGCACCTTTAAATTAATTAAAAAACTAAAAACTTGTGTAATAGGAAGCCCAGTTAATAATGCAATCTCTTCAAAACCTTTAATAGCATTATCAGTATTACAATAATCTTTATTTCTTTCCTCTAGGATTTCTAATTGTTTACTTTTAAACTTATTAAAAAAAGAAATTAAATTGTTTAAACTTTTGTCTTGCATAATAACCTCACTAAAAATAACACTATTTATATTATAACATATGAACGCCCGCTTTTATTAATTGTTAATGAATGTTAAGCAAAATAGACCACCCCTGCAAAACTATTGTGAATAGGCGTCTTGCTGGGTGCTTGTTTTTCACTAAATTTTTTAATACATTATAAAATTTTTCTAAAAAATAAAATTTTCTTTATTCAACTTTCTTATTTTTAAAAACACCCCTGCAAAACTATTGTAAATAGGCGTCTTGCTGGCATTTTTAGTATAAAATTAATA